GACCAACTCGATGCTGACGATCCAGACGTTTAACGGCAAGGAGGCCACGATACGCGGCTTCTCGTCGGAAGAACCCGAGCGCTTGCGGGGTCCACAGCACGCCGACATCTGGTGCGACGAATTGGCAGCATGGGGCAAGCCCGAAGAGACATGGGATATGGCCATGATGGGCCTGCGTCTGGGCGAGCAGCCGCGCGTTGTGTGGACGACAACGCCGAAACCCAAGGACATCGTGCGAAAACTAACGTCGCCCAAGAAGGGGCGCGTCGTAACGACCGGATCGACGTTTGAGAACAAGGAGCATCTGGCTGCGTCGTTCTTTGACCAGTTGGCGCAATACGAGGGCACGCAGATAGGTCGGCAGGAGCTGATGGGTGAGCTGATCGACGCCGAAGAGGGCGGGATCATACAGCGTTCCTGGTTCAAGTTGTGGTCGGCGAAGCAGGCGCTACCGGCGTTTGACTGGATCATCATGTCGATGGACACGGCGTTTACCGAGAAGACATTGGACAAGCGCACGCACACGGCGGACAGCACCGCCTGCACGGTGTGGGGCGTCTTCTGGCACGACGACAAGCGACAGCTACTGTTGCTGGACTGCTGGGACGACCAACTCGGCATGCCGGACCTGATCAAGCGGGTCAAGAAGGAGATGGCCGTCGCGTATGGTGACGACCAGGACAAGGCGATGATTAAGCCGCTGATCGGCTCAAGCAAGATGGCCGGGAGCGGACGCAAGCCAGACATCCTGCTAATTGAGGACAAGGGGTCCGGCATCAGTCTCAGGCAGATGCTGGATCGTGAGGGCATCACCTCGTACCCGTACAACCCAGGGCGGGCGGACAAGCTGGCGCGGCTGCACATGGTCTCGCATATTTTTGCACGGAAGCAGATTTGGTTGCCGGAGAGCGACCGAACGCCGGGGCGGCCCCGCACCTGGGTCGAACCGATGCTGGCGCAATTATGTAGCTTCACGGGGTCCGGGTCGATTAAGCATGATGACTATGTGGACAGCACCACCCAGGCGGTGCGTCTGTGCATGGACAAGGGGCTGCTGGAGGGCATAGCGCCCAAGAAGAAGGGGGAGGAAGCCTACGTGCCGTACAACGCGCCTGTGGTTAACCCCTACGCTCTATGAATTGCGCGTTTACACTGTCGATGTTATCTAGCTTCTTTGCAATCGCCACAGGACCGTGCCTCTGATGGAAGACGATCAAGAGCTGCCCGAAGGCGAGACCGTCGAAATGGACGAGGGCGACATGCCCGACGTTGAGGACACCGAGGACGGCGGTGCGCTCGTAACCGTGGACGAGGAGACTAAGCCCGGCGACGGAGAGTTCTACGCGAACTTGGCCGAGACGCTGCCTGAACCCGACTTGAAGAAGATCGCCAGCAGCTACCTTGAGCTGGTTAGCCGTGACCGCGAGGCGCGCAAGAAGCGCGACGAGCAGTACGAGGAAGGCATCCGCCGCACAGGCTTGGGGGACGACGCTCCGGGTGGAGCGCAGTTCCAAGGTGCGTCGCGCGTTGTGCACCCCATGCTAACGGAAGTCTGCGTGGACTTCAGTTCGCGGGCCATCAAGGAACTGTTCCCCGCCAACGGACCGGTCAAGACCGCCGTCGTTGGCAAGCTGACCAAGGAGCGCGCGGCTAAGGCCAGCCGCATCTCCGACTACATGAACTGGCAGCTCACCACCCAGTCACAGAACTTTCGGTCGGAGCTGGAGCAGCTTCTGACCCAGGTGCCATTGGGCGGCGCGCAGTACATGAAGGTGACGTGGAACGAGGCCAAGAACCGGCCAGAGTTCCTGTTCGTCGCCATTGACGACCTGTACCTGCCCTACGCGGCCACGAACTTCTACTCGGCTCAACGCAAGACCCACGTCCAGTACCTGACGACGCTGGACTACGAGGCGCGCGTCAAGAGCGGCATGTACCGCGACGTGGACTTAGTGGCACCCGGCCAAGCGCCGGAAGGGTCTGAGGCCGAGCAGGCGAATAACAAGATCGAAGGCCGCGAGGAGACCTCGTACAACGAGGACGGCTTGCGTACCGTGTTTGAGATTTACGCAATCTGCGAGATCGAAGACGACGTTGGGGCGGCACCGTACATCATTACGGTGGACAAGAGCACCAGCACGGTGTTGTCGATATACCGCAACTGGGACGAAGACGACGACAGCTTAGAAGAGCAGCAGTGGATCGTCGAGTTCCCGTTCGTTCCGTGGCGCGGCGCGTACCCGATTGGTATCGTCCACATGATCGGCGGCCTAGCGGCGGCATCCACCGGCGCGCTGCGGGCGCTTATGGACAGCGCACACATCTCCAATTCGCAGACCATGCTGAAGTTAAAAGGCGGGTCACGCGGGGGGCAATCGCTCAATATCCAGCCGACGCAAGTCGAGGAGATTGAGGGCGGGCTGAACGTCGATGACGTGCGCAAGATCGCCATGCCTCTCCCGTTCAACCCGCCGTCGGCGGTTCTGTATCAGCTTCTTGGGTTCTTGGTCGATGCGGGCAAGGGTGTTGTCCGCACAACCATGGACGAGGTGGCCGACAGCAACCAGAATGTCCCCGTTGGCACGACCCTGGCCAAAATGGAGCAGGGCATGGTGGTGTTTTCCGCCATCCACGCTCGTTTGCACAGTGCCATGGGCCGCATGCTGGGCATTTTGCACCGCCTGAACGGCCTGTATCTCGACGACAAGGCCGAAGTTAAGGAAATTGGCTCGGAAATGGTGTCTCGGGCCGACTTTTCGGGGCCGATGGACGTGGTCCCGGTCTCTGACCCGAACATTTTCAGCGAAGCGCAGCGTTTTGCTCAAGTTCAGGCGGTGGCACAGCGCTCACAGATGCTTCCGCAGCTTTACGACCTGCGAAAAGTTGAGGAGCGCATCCTTGAGACGCTAAAAATCCCCGACGCGAGCGGTTTGTTGCTGCCACGGCAGACACCGACAAACACAAACGCCGTCGAGGAGAACGTCAAGGCGTCTTTGGGCAGGCCCGTGGTAGCTTTTCCCGATCAAGACCACGTTGCGCACCTAAAAACCCATTTGGCTTACATATTGTCGCCCGCCTTGGGCATGAGCCAGCTTATTGCGCCGTCGTTGCTGCCGATAATGCTAAATCACATCAAGGAACACGTCGTATTCTGGTACGCCGAGGAAGTTTACCGCACGGCCAACGATACCGCCGACTTTGACATTGAAAAAGCTATGAAAGAGCTAAACGACAAGGAAACTAGGCAGGCGTTTGACCAAATGCTGGCCGAAGCGTCGCTGAACGTGGCGCTGCAAGCCGAAAAGGCGTTTGCGTCCTTGCCAGCGGTCATTACTCAGGCCACGCAAATGTTGCAGCAGCTAGCACCCCCGCCGCCGCAAGACCCAAGCGTGGCAGCCGCCATGGCCGACATCCAGATGCGCGGGCAGGTAGAGCAGGCCAAGGCGCAACTTGAAGGCCAGAAGCTGCAACTCGCCGCGCAACAGGAACAGAGCAAGATGGCTCTGGAACAAGCCAAGATGCAAAGCGCGCAACAAGAGGCGGCGGCCCGCTCGCAGCTTGAACAAGCCAAAATGCAAAGCGATATGCAGTTTGAGCAGATGCGCGAGCAGAACAACGACACGGCCAAGGCCGCAGAAATCCAAGCCAAGATCGCCATGAACAACGCCGACAACCAAACGGCGAAGGAATTGGCGGAGATGGAAATCGCCAATCAAACGAACGTGGCGAGTAACCTAAACCCCAACCCCGGTTCGTAAGGAGACAACGATGGTCATCGACACCAAGGGCAAGCCTGTTTCGGCTGACGCCATTCCGCAACACAAGAAGCTGGCAATGGGTATTCCCGTTAACACCGGCGGCAAAACGGGCCCCGGAACGGCTAACAAGCCTAAGTGATACGAATTGATATTTTGCTGAAGCGCCTGGAGGAAGAGCAGGCGTCGTTTGCTAAAGAGGCGCTTCAGCAACCCCAAGGTCACGAAGCGTTTGATTATGGGCGGGCAGTTGGTCTGTACGCCGGGATCGAGCGCGTCAAGACGATAGTAATGGAAATAGTTACGGACCAAGACCGAAAGGCTTTTGATCTGTAGCCTTGCAACGGGAGCACGTAATGCAAGAACTTGGTAACAAAATTGAGTTTGACTACAGCGGCCTAGACGACGCTTTTCCGCCCTGCGACCCCGGCGTGCAGCCTTTTGGCTCTCGCGTCATGGTGCAGGTCCGCACGCCCAAGACAAAAACCAAGGGCGGCATTATCCTGACAGCCGACATCCGCGAAACCGAACTGTGGAACACACAGGTCGCTAAGGTTATCGCTAAAGGCTCGTTGGCTTTCAAGAACCGCAACACAATGGAACAGTGGCCGGAAGGCTCCTGGTGTGAAGTTGGTGACTACGTGCGCGTGCCTCGCTACGGCGGCGACAGGTGGTCCGTAAAGACCGAGAATGATGAAGAAGCGATCATCATCATTTTTGACGACCTCAACCTAGTGGGCAAGGTTACCGGCGACCCCCTCGCCGTTAAGGCTTTCCTCTAGGACGATAAGGCTTGAAAGGAGCCGGTCACATGGCAGACGCACGACTGACTGAAAACGACGACGAGGAGGAGTTTATCCCTGTCGATACACCTCCAAAGAAGGATCAAGATCGTGAAGAGGATGCTCTTAGCGACGACGATGATGACGACGGCGAGGCTGACGGAGATGAACGCCTTGCGGAAGACAGCGAGGACGACCCGGAGGGCGACACCAGCCCGAAGCGCGAAAAGCGCCTAAAGCGCCGCGAAGTTCAGAAACGCGCCAAGGAGAACGCCCAGCGCGAGCTCAAGTTCCTCCGCGAACAGAACGATGCCATGTCTAGGCGGCTGGCTGCGGTCGAGGGCAACGCCCTTAACCACAACGAGATCGCCATCGATGCGCGTCTTAACGAGGCGCACAACGAGGTGCGTCAGGCCGAGGCGATCATTGCTCGCGCCATTGAGGCCGGTAACGGCGACGATGTGGCAACAGCCCTGCGCCTGCGCGACGAAGCTAAAGCCCGAGAAGCACAACTTGGGGCGGTCAAGCAGCAGGTGTTGCACGCCAAGAACCAGCCTGCCGCACCCGACCCCCGCGTTACGTCACTAGCCCAAGAGTGGATGGGCGCGAACCCCTGGTACGACCCCAAGGGTGGCAACGAAGACAGCGCCATCACCAACGCCATCGACGCCCGCTTGGTCGCCGAGGGTTACAACCCTTCTAGTGTTGAGTACTGGCAGGAACTTACAGGCCGTTTGCGTAACCGAATTGGCCCACCAAAGACCGAGGCTAGGGACGATCAAGACAGCGGGGACGACGTGAGGCGCGACAAAAAAAGAGCCCCGCCAATGGGGAGTACCCGCGAACACGCTCCCCAAAGCACCAAAAGAGAAGTGTACGTGACACCCGAAAGAAAACAGGCTATGATCGACGCTGGTATTTGGGAAGACCCGGCTCGCCGGAACCAAATGCTTAAGGCGTATCAAGCCTACGACCGTAATCCGGCACGCTAAAAGGAGTG